GCGGTTGGTGACGCGCGCACCGTCATCGTCGAGCAGGCGGGCCAGGGCTCCGACACGGCCGTTACCAGCGTCAGCTACACGCTGGGCGCGGGCGTCTCGGTCGAGGTATTCGCGGCGCAGAACGCGGCATCGACCACCGGGCTGCGCCTCGGCGGCAACGAGCTGGCACAGACGATCGCCGGCACCGCGGGCGCCGACACGATCTCGGGCGGCGGCGGGCGCGACGTGCTGCTCGGCGGCGCGGGCGCGGACACGTTCGTCATCGGCGCGGTCGCGGCGGGCAACGTCGCGGTCCTCGCCGACTTCGTGGCGGGCACCGACCGCATCGGGCTGACCTCGACCGCGTTCAACGTCGGCACCTCGCTCGACGCGGCCGAGTTCGTGGCGGGCACGGCGGCGACCACCGCCGATCAGCGCGTGATCTACGACGCAGGGACCGGGCAGCTGTTCTACGACGCCGACGGCAACGGCGCGGGCGCGGCGGTGCTGTTCGCGCAGGTGGTGCCGGGCACGGCGATCACCGCGGCGAGCTTCGACGTCGTCGTACCGACGGCAACGACCGCCTGACCTGCATAAAGGCGCTCACTCAGGCTACGGCTTGAGCGAGCGCCTTCGAAGCTACGTTCTTCGCCGGGAGAGAACAATGGCTTCATACATCGTGCGATTTGGACCCTCCGAGCCTCGCGCTCGAGATCTGGTCGGCATCTTCGTCGCCGACACGGTCGACCAGCTGTTCGATCTGGTGAACGAGACCGAAACACCCCAGTGCTGCGAGTATCGTCAGCTCGGCAACGGCGGCATCTACTGGGATAGCGGCACCGGGCAAGCCGTGCTCCAGCACGATCGATCGGACGAAGTGAGCGACTGGTTCTCCTTGCCGCCTGAACCGGTGCTCAGCACGAGCTGGGAAGCTGCCATTTCGGTCGGCGACCAATCGCAAGTTACAGACTGGCGCGTGATCCCAGCGCCTAAATGGCCGTGAGTTGCGGCTCGCACGAACGTCCGCTTTCCACCACAGCGGACATCGCCGTTAAGTCGTAGCCGCTGAAGGATGGAGAACCGCATTCTCCATCCTCTCGCCCGCGCATAGCCGGGCCACCCTCGGCATGGTCGCGCATCATGGCGCAGGATGGCGACTTTCAACGGATGGTGGGCGACATCGCGCGCGAAGGCGTCGTCGTGTCCGTCGACCATGCCGCCGGCAACTGCCGCGTCCAGATCGGCGACATCCTCTCGGGCGACCTGCCGTGGATCGAGCGCGCGGCCGGCACGACGCGCACCTGGTGCCCGCCGAGCGTCGGCGAGCAGGTCACCATCATGTCGCCCGAGGCCGACCTTGAGCGCGGCTACGTCTCCGGCAGCCTCTTTTCCGACGCGCACCCCGCACCCTGGGACAATGCGCATGCGGTCGGCATCGTCTTCTCGGACGGCGCCTACGTCTCCTACGACGCCGCTAAGGGCGAGCTGGTCGCGGTGCTGCCCGGCAGCGGCACGGCCGTGATCGAGGCGAAGCGCGGTATCACGCTGCGCGGCGACGTGAAGATCGAGGGAAAGCTCGAGACCACCGACGACGCGGCGATCGGCGGCAAGCTCGAGACCACCGACGACGCGACGATAGGCGGCAAGGTCGCGGCGAGCGGCGACGTTAAGGCGGGCAGCGTTTCCCTGCAGGGCCACGTCCACGACAAGGTGCAGGCAGGCGGCGCGATCAGCGGGAAGCCGGTCGCATGATCGGCATGGACCGCCACACCGGCGCGTCGATCGGCGGCGCCGCGCGACGTCGCCAGTCGGTCGAGGACATCCTCTTCACCCGCAAGGGCAGCCGCGTCTGCCAGCGCGAATACGGCTCCGAGCTGCCCGACCTGATCGACGCCACGATGAACCCCGCTGGCCGCATCCGGGTCTACGCCGCGACCGCGGCCGCCATCGCCCGCTGGGAGCCCGAGCTGCGCCTGCAGCGCGTCCAGCTCACCCCCGCGACCGAGGCGGGCGCGTGGCGGCTGGATCTCGACACCGTCGACCTCACCACCGGCAGCCCGCTCGCGCTGGCGCTCTCCCTTCCTTCGTTCGCCTGAAAGGACCACGCATGGCCTACCACCACGGCATTACCCTCGTCGAAGCCTCGGACGGCGTCCGCGCGCTGCGCACCGTCGCCACCGCCGTCATCGGCCTGGTCGCGACCGGCCCACTGGCGGATGCTACCGCGTTCCCGCTCAATCGGCCGGTGATCGTCACCGACGCCGACGCCGCGATCGGCAAGGCCGGCGCGACCGGCACGCTGGCGAACACGCTGCGCGCGATCAGCGACCAGGTCCGCACGCCTATCGTCGTCGTGCGCGTCGAGGATCACGCCACCCCGGCGACGCTCGCCGCCAACGTGGTCGGCACCACCCTCGTCAACGGCCAGAAGACTGGCCTACAGGCGCTCACTGCCGCTCAAGCGCAGCTCGGCGTCAACCCTCGCATCATCGGCGCCCCCGGCCTCGACAGCGCCACGGTGACCGCAGCGCTGGTCGTGGTTGCCAAGAAGCTGCGCGCCCGTGCCTATGCCGCGGCGCTCGGCGCCGACATCGCGGCCGCGGTCGCGTACCGTGCCGGCTATTCGGCGCGCGAGTTGATGCTGATCTACCCCGACGTGATCGGCACGAAGGCGGACGGCACCACCGGCGCCGTGCCCGCCGTCGCCTACGCGCTCGGCCTGCGCGCGAAGATCGACCAGGAGACCGGCTTTCACAAGACGATCTCCAACGTGCCGCTCGATGGCGTCGTCGGCCTCGCGCGCGACATTCAGTTCGACATCCAGGACGGCTCGACCGAGGCGGGCGTGCTCAACGCGGCCGACGTCACCGCCGTCGTCCGCAGCGACACCGGCTTCCGTCTATGGGGCAGCCGCACCTGCTCGGACGATCCGCTCTTCGCCTTCGAAAGCGCGACTGCGACCGCGCAGGTGCTCGCCGACACGATCGGGCAGGGGCTCATCTGGGCGATCGACAAGCCGCTGCGCCCCAGCCTCGCCAAGGACATCGTCGAGACGATCAACGCCAAGCTGCGCGAGATGAAGTCGGCCGGGCTGATCCTTGGCGGGCAGGCGTCGTTCAGCATCGACAAGAACCCGAACGCCTCGCTGCAGGCCGGCAAGTTGGCGATCGACTACGACTACACGCCGGTCCCGCCGCTCGAGCAGCTCGGCCTCACCCAGCGCATCACCGACACGTACCTCGTCGACTTCGCGGCGCTGGCCGCGGCTCGCTGATCCACGCCGTCATCCTCTCGATCTGACCAGGAGCACTCGCCATGGCTTTCCGCCGCGCCCTCAAGAACATGATGGTCCGCAACTCGGGCCTCGCCTACGTCGGTGACGCGCTCAGCGTCACGCCCCCCAAGCTCGCCCGCAAGTTTGAGGGCGCACGCCCTGCCGGTCTCGACCGCGAGGTCGACATCGACATGGGCGGCGAGAAGCTGGAGATGGAGGCGACCTTCGCCGCGCCCATGCGCGACATCCTGCGCCAGTACGGCGCCTCGACCGCCGCGGCCGTCCAGCTCAACTACGTCGGTGCCTATGCCAACGACGAGACCGGCGCCCTCGACACGGTCGAGATCACGGTGCGCGGCCGGCACCAGGAGATCGACTTCGGCGAGAGCAAGCCCGGCGAGATGGGCGAGTTCAAGGTGAAGAGTAGCCTCGTCTACTACAAGCTCGAGATGAACGGCGTCACCGAGATTGAGATCGACGTGCTGAACATGACCGAGGTCGTGGGCGGCGTCGATCGTCTCGCCGACCAGCGCGTCGCGCTCGGGCTGTAGCCGCCCCGCCGGGCCGCAGCTGCCCGTCTTCCAAGTGCCAGTGCTGAAGGATCTGCACCATGACCACCCAGACCGCCGTCGCCGCTCTGTTCAACAGCTTCACGCTCGACTCCGCCATCGTGATCGACGGACAGACCATCCACCCGGCGGGCACGGAGATCAAGGTGCGCAAGCCGCAGTCGGGCGAGCTGCGCGGCCTGCAGGTCGCCGCCCTCCTGCAGATGGACTACAACCAGCTCGAGACGCTCGCGCCCCGCGTCACGACGCCGATGCTCCACAAGCAGGCCGTCGCCGCAATGGACCCGGCAGACCTCACCCAGCTGGGCTCCGAGGTCACCGATTTTTTGCTGCCGAAGGGCGCGAAGGCGTCCTCCCCGCAAGCGTAGACGAGATCATGGCGGACGTGGCGACGGTGTTCCACTGGTCGCCCGCCGCCATGGACCCGATGACGCTCGCCGAGCTGCTCGGCTGGCATGCCCGCGCGCTGAAGCGCCACAATCCGGAAGGGTGACGACGTGGACCGGGATCTGCGCATCCGCATGGTGCTCGAGGCGGCCGACCGCTTCACCCGTCCCGTCCGCGAGATGGTCGGCGGATCGGACAAGCTCGCTGCCTCGCTCAAGGGCGCACGCGACCGATTGAAGGAGATCAACCGCGCGCAGGCCGATATCGCCGGCTTCCGCACGCTGAAGCGCGGCGTGGCCGACACCGGCGCTGCGATGCGTCAGGCCGAGGCGCGCGCGGCCGCGCTCGGCCGTGAGATCGCCCAGGTCGAGAAGCCGACCCGCGCCATGACGCGCGACTTCAACGCCGCGCGCCGCGAGGCCGCGCAGCTCACTGCCCAGCACCAGGCACAGACCGTCGAGCTGGGGCAGTTGCGCGACCGCCTACGTGCGGCCGGCGTCGAGACCACGTCGCTTGCCCGCCACGAGCGCGAACTGCGCACCCAGGCGGCCGGCGCGACCAGCGAGATCGAGGAGCAGAGCCGCGCTCTCGCCCGCGCCGGTGACCGTGCGCGCCGGTTTGGCGCGGCGCGCAAC